GATTGCAGGTTCTGGCGTTTCCTACCAGTGGTCTGCTGCTCGTGAGCCAGGAGATCTAGATGTTCTTATTGGTGTTGATTACATTCAATTCCGTAAAGCACACCCAGAATACTCAGGACTTACCGATATTGAAATCAGCAAGATGCTTAACGAAGACTTTCGTGAGAACCTACAGCCAGATACAGAGAATTGGAATGGGTTTGAAGTAACTTTCTATGTAAATCCTGGCGCAACAGATATCAGAACAATCCACCCTTACGCTGCTTATGATCTAACACATAACGAGTGGACTGTATTCCCAGAAAAGACTGGAGCACCAAAGCAACCAGTATGGGAGTCAGTGGCTCAACGTGATAAGTCTATGGCATCAGACATCATCATAAGATACAGCAAAGCACATACCGATATTCAGGGTGCACAGAACGATGCAGCACGCCGTAACGCAGAGTTTCGTCTGCAACAGGCGCTATCTCAGGCATCAATGCTATTTGAAGACATCCATTCATCCCGTCGTTTGGCGTTTAGCCAACAAGGTGCAGGCTATGCAGATTTCTATAACTATAGATGGCAGGCTGGTAAGAAGTATGGAACAGTTCCTGCCCTAAGACAGATGCATGATTTTTACCAAGCACAAAAGACACATGAGGCAGAAACTACATACGGCGTTGAACTACCAGACACTCAGACCCTTATTAGACGAGCAGCAACGTATAGGGCAAAAGGATGAGCCAAAATAATCTATCTTTGCAACAACACTTAAATTCTGGTCAACTACCTATGTTTATGACTGCTGGAGAAATAAAACAACATTACAGTGTTCATGGAGAAGAGATGGAAGATCATAACGTCAAAGATGACTATGAACTTTGGAACAAAAAATCTAAAGAATCTCACATGAGATTTGGTAAACCAAAAAGTCGTTATGAAATTTTTAAAAAAGAAGGTGTTAAACACCCTGTAGAAATTGGTTACTCACAAGAATATCCAGAAGGGTATATTGGGGAAGGTCATCATAGAATTGCATCTATGGAAAAAATTGACCCTAAACGCCTTATGTCTGTTGAACACGATTACGATGCAAACCCCAACACGCATTGGAAACCAAAGAAAAAAGGATAACACTTGAATATCATCGTATCACTAGACGGAATACTTAGTTCGGAATCAGGAGAACCAAACCGAACTGGAGTAGTTCTTTACTATGCTCTTCATGCAGGGCATCGAGTTGGGTTAATCACTAGCCGTAAAAAGGCTGATGCAGAACAATGGCTAAACTCTCACGGCATCATCGGCTATGACGATCTGATGACTGGCGAAGTACGCCTTGAAGGCGAAGATCTAAAGCGCCGTCAATTTACTCTCTGCCGTTCACAAGCCCCAGTTGAGTTGTATGTTGATTCAGACCCAGAAATGTGTGCATGGGTATTTGAACACCAGTCTGTTCCTACCCTTATGCTCTCTAATCCAAGTTACATACCAGTTGAATGGCGCCCAGATGCACCGCAGGCTGTACGCAAGTGGGATGACATTGTTAATGCCATTGACCGAGTTAACATCGCCAAGTCTCAAGGTGCAGGACAGCCTAAAGACCTAGAGTTCTGGCAAGACTAATGAAGATTATATTTAGTGGCACAGAGGTAGGAAGTAACCGCACTCTCCTGGAAGGTCAAAGAGTTAGTTACATGGGGATTAACTACTACAACCTACGCAAGCGTGGTCTGCCCAAAACCAAATTGTGGCTCATTAGCGAACACTTCCAGCCAGAGGTCAATGTCTTTATTGAGTCTGGTGCTAGGCAGGCAGAGAAGAATGGGTTGTCTAGAGAAGAACTTATAGACCTTGCCGCTGACTATCAAGAGTTCCTAGTCAATAACGCAGACCGAGCCTTTGCCTTTCAAGAGTTTGACTCTATGATTTTGGGCAAAGACTGGATAGAAAAACAACGCCCCTTTTTCAGTAACGACCCTAAGTTATGGGTAGTATGGCATCAAGAATATGGAACCCATGAACTCCTAGAAATGTCTGCGAAGTACAAGAACATTATGATCCCAAGCGATGAGATTGAGGCTGTAACTAACTTGGCCGCTCTCACTAGAAGTTACTCCAGACAGTATGGCACCCAGTTTCACGCCCTATCCTGTGCCAAGCCAGACAACCTAAGACAGATACCATTTGCCACATCCACCACATTGTCATGGCTTTCGCCCATGAGAAGAGGAGAGACAATCATCTGGGATGGCAAGAAGATTGTTCGATACCCAAAGAGAATGAAAGACCAAGCACGACCTCGGTACAAGGCTGTTGTTCAGAATGCAGGGCTTAACTATTTAGACTTTGTAGCAGATACAACCCTTGAAGCGACTAGAGTTGCCGTCTGGTCATACAAGAAATTAGAGGAATCAATGGACAAGAAATCACCCAACTTCCACATTATCGATGGTGGACAAGAGGGGATGTTATCTGATAACAGCGATACGTTCTTAACGGGTTTGATGGGAATTGAACCTGCTGGATCTGATAACAGTGAGGTCGAGGTGCGGAAAAATACAGCATCAGAACTTGTGGAAAGAGATCCATCTGAGATCCAAAACCTTCCAGTTTTTGGTTACAAAATGAAAACTGTTGTTGAGACAGATGACGAAGGACACGATGTCCTCAAAGAAGTTCCAGTAGTACAAAATCAAAATTCATCCCTCCGTCAATGTGATACTTGCTTTGTTGCAGCCAACTGTCCAGCCTTCAAACCACAAAATATGTGCGCCTTTAACCTTCCAGTTGAGGTTAAGACTAAGGATCAACTCAAGGCTTTGCTCACTGCAATTATTGAAATGCAGGGTCAAAGAGTGGCTTTTATGCGATTTGCTGAAGAAATGAATGGTGGTTATGCTGATCCTAACCTTTCACAGGAGATAGATCGTCTGTTGAAATTAGTTGGCAATGTAAATGAGATGGATTCAAATAAAGAGTTCATTCAAATTACTGCAAGTCGTCAATCTTCGGGTGGAGTGCTCTCTGCAATCTTTGGAGATCGTGCTCAAGCCCTCCGTGAATTGCCAGAAACTCTTAGAGAAGAGACTGTCACTAAGATTATTTCGGAGTCAATCGAAGAATAACTGTTATCTGATAACAGCAAGTGGAGAGCAGTGGAGCAGGGTGGATGGCAGTTTACCCTTTCGTCCCAGACCAAACCACTAAAGAAAGTTAGCAAGTGTGTGATAGGTTCTCACCCGTCACAATAGGTCACCCATTGAAGGGTATTTAGAGATTACAAGAAATAGGGTATATAGATGAGCAAGTTTTCATTCAAGTTGGCAGAAGAGTTTGTGGCTCCTTACAAGGAAAAGAAAGCCCCATTCGGATACCGAGATGCTGCAGGTAATTCCGTTGGAGAGATTACTTTCTTACGCACCTATTCTCGCTTGAAGGAAGATGGTACTAAGGAAACTTGGGTTGACGTATGTGAGAGAGTCATCAATGGCATGTACTCACTGCAGAAGGATCACGCCAAGATTAACCGCCTTCCATGGTCAGATGCCAAGGCTGCTTCATCAGCCAAAGAAGCCTTTGACCGCCTATGGAATTTGAAGTGGACACCACCTGGACGTGGTCTATGGGTTATGGGTACACCGCTAGTGAACGAACAACGCAACTCTGCAGCACTGCAGAACTGCGCCTTTGTATCGACTGGTTCTATGACTAAGACAGACCCAGCCAAGCCTTTTGCCTTTTTGATGGAGGCTAGTATGCTTGGGGTCGGTGTTGGCTTTGATGATAAGGGATCAGACAAAGACTTCACCATTTATGAACCGCAAGAGGGGGAAACACATGTCATTCCAGATACCAGAGAGGGGTGGGTGGAATCCACAGCCATTCTCATTAACTCTTATCTCCGCCCAGAGTCGAAAGTACCTACATTCGATTACTCTGAAATCCGTAAAGCAGGCGAACCTATTCGGACGTTTGGAGGAACTGCAGCAGGACCAGAGCCACTTATCAAGTTACATGACTACATCACAAAGATCTTTTCTGGTAGGGCTGGGCAAAAACTTAGCCGTATTGATATCGCTGATATCGGGAATCTTATTGGGGTTTGTGTTGTATCTGGTAATGTGCGTAGGTCTGCTGAACTTCTAATTGGTCGTGTTGATGATCAAGATTTTCTAAACCTAAAGAACGCAGAGAAGTTTCCAGAGCGTAACTCTTATGACCCAGAGAATCCAGGCTGGGCATGGATGTCTAACAACTCCGTATCAGTAAATGTAGGCGATAACCTTGATGGCATCATTGAAGGTATCTCTCGCAATGGTGAGCCAGGAGTTATCTGGATGGATATCTCTAAGCAATATGGTCGCCTTGCTGATCCAATCAACAATAAAGATTGGCGCATTTCTGGCTACAACCCTTGCGCTGAACAATCACTAGAGTCTTACGAGTGCTGTACCTTGGTTGAAACTTACATGAACCGCCACACAGACATTGACGATTTTAAGCGCACATTAAAGTTTGCTTATCTTTATGCCAAGACTGTAACTCTTCTTCCTACCCACTGGGAAGAGACAAATGCCATCATGCAACGCAACCGCCGTATCGGTACATCAGTATCAGGCGTTGCAAACTTTGCAGATAACAAGGGCTTGCCTGTACTTCGTACATGGATGGATGAGGGATACAAGGTTATTCAAGGCTATGACAAGACTTACTCTGAGTGGCTTGGTATCCGTGAGTCAATCAAGATGACAACTGTAAAGCCATCAGGAACTGTATCTATTCTTGCAGGAGAAAGCCCAGGAGTTCACTGGACTGTTGGTGGTCAGTACTTTAATCGTGCAATTCGATTTCGTAATGAAGACCCAATGCTTCCTCTATTTAAGATGGCTAACTACAGAGTAGAACCAGCAAGTGAAGATCCAACTGGAACTTCTGTTGTGTTCTTCCCAGTCAAGAGTGAAGCAAGAAGAAGCGAGAAGGATGTAAGTATTTACGAGAAGATGGCACTTGCTGCTACTGCTCAACGCTACTGGTCAGATAACTCTGTCTCTGTAACTATATCTTTTGATCCAACAACAGAGGCTTCGGCTATTGGTACTGCCCTTCACATGTACGACGGTCAATTAAAGACTGTTTCATTCTTGCCTATGATGAGCGATGTCTACCCACAAATGCCTTACACACAGATTACAGAAGAAGAGTATGAAAACAATGGAGTTCAAAAGTTGTTCCCTATTGATCTTGCTGGTGTTTATGCTGGCATGGCTGCCGACGCTATTGGAGAGGCTTACTGCACGACGGATGCTTGTGAAATCAAACTTATAAAAGATAATCAATGATTACTGTATATAGCAACCCTAATTGCGTTCAGTGCGAAAGTACAAAACGTTTTTTAAGCATGAAGGGAATTGACTTTAAGTCAAAGATGCTAGAGGATTCACCTGAGATTATGCCTCTCATTGTTGAAAAAGGATATAAGGTGGCACCTGTAGTTGTAACAGATACCGATTCTTGGTGTGGATTTAGGTTGGAAAAATTAAACGAACTTGTTAAATAAATTATTAGGGATAATAAATGGGTAAAAAATTTGCAGTTATTGGTTTAGGAACAGCGGGAATACAATCTATAGCCCATTACCTTTACTATTTACCAAACGATTGGACAGTAACATCGATTAACAACCCTCAAAAACCTATTGTTGGAATTGGTGAAAGTACTAATCCTGTTTTTATTACTGCACTTGAAAATGCGTTAGATTTTAATTTATATGATGAATTAATAGAAGGAAATCTTAATTCCACAATAAAATTTGGTACTTATATGCAAAATTGGAGAGAAAAAGATTTTATTAACCCATTAATTGGTGGAACTGTTGCCATTCATTTAGACACTTTTAAATTACAAGAATTTGCTTTGCCTAAATTTCGTTCTAAATGGAATGAAAAATTTAAAGAGTTACAAGGCGAAGTCACTTCTGTAATTGATTTAGGTGACAAAGTTTTAATAACAGTTGATGGAATTGATCATACATTTGATTATGTTATGGATTGTCGAGGTTTTCCAACTTCTTATGATGATTACACTGTATTACCCGAACTTACCAACCATTGTTTAGTTCATAATGTTTTAATTGGTTCTGATACTAAAGCAACTGGTCATATTGCAACAAAAGATGGTTGGATGTTTGTAGTTCCTTTAAAAAATAGAACATCTTATGGTTATTTGTTTAATGACTCAATAACAGATTTAAATACAGCAAAAGAAAACTTTTCAAAAGAAATTAATGTACCCATAATTGAACTAAATAATATTGAATATAAGTTTAAACCGTATTATTCAAACAATATTATAAAAAATAGAATTTGTTTAAATGGAAATAAAGCAGTTTTTTTTGAACCAATGTTTGCGAATTCGTTATTTATGTATACTGTTATTAATAGACGTTTTATGGAAGTTATAAAACAAAATAATCTAAATAATGAAATTGAAAATAATGAAGTTAAAGAACTTGTTAAAAATGTTTATGGAATGATATGTTATTTTTATCACGGTGGTTCTTCTTTTGATACTCCTTTTTGGAACTATGTTTCTTTTAATTCAAATTTATTTTTAAACAATTTTCCTAAATATAAAAAAATTATTGAAGAATTTAAAATTGCTTGCAAAACAGGTGATTATACTTCTGGTTGGGTTTTTACAATGAAATCTTTAGAAATTATTGATAAAGGTTTTAATTATAATAATTTTATTAGAGATAATGTATGAAGGTTTTTAAAGAACTTTTTAAACAATCTTATTGGAATAAAACAAATTTTTTTGAGTTTTTAGGTTTTACAATAAAATTGTCTATACTTATTCCAGGTCTTTTATTCAATAAACAATGGTGGTGGCTTTATATCTTTGCTTTATTTTCGTCTTTGTGGTTAATAGTTACTTCAATTAAAAAAAATCTTCCAACAATTATTTATTTTAATCTTGGATGGACTTTTGTCGCTACAACCGCACTTATAAAACACTTTTGGTAATGCTTTTGCTATTGCTTAGTCTTCTGGTATGGCTTCTGGTATGGCTTCTAACTTGTCTACATAACTACCGATTGGCTCTGCATGCTTATCACAACAAAGTGAGCCGTCTATCCAGATGAACCACTCAACTGAGTCGAGGCAACCTTCTACATAGCAACTCATGCTTCTTCACCTTCTGGTATGGCTTCTGGAATACATGGCTCTCCATTGTGGGTATCCAGCATTCCATCTACGTTTTTTTTCTTAGATATGGATCTAGCATCTCTAAGAAGAAGTCCGTCATAATCTAAGTCATCAATAATTAAGTTGCATTTAGGACAAGGTAAAACAATCCGTCTTTTATTCTCCCAAGACATGTTTATCTTCCAACCAAGATGAATTAACACATTCCAAAATAACTTATCAATTTCTTTTTCAGTCAATCGTTTAGTCAGCAAATCTTCTCTGGAAACTTGACTATAAAACTGCTCTTTAGTGTTGGGGGGTATCTTTACCTCTTCCCATTTGCCCTGCTTATGGTGTTGCTTTGCTAATTCTAAGTAATCTTTTGGTATGTCCATTATTGCCCCCTAACTAACTTTACTTACTGGCCCGCAGTCCCAGGAAAGTTACTTCTGAGATAGCCCCTCATTTCTGAGAGGCTTCTCGTATTACTTACGCTTGTGCTTTGCCTTTTGATAAGGCTTTGCTTTTAGACCTATGTGCTGCTTTTGGTAGTGCTTTTGATGTTGCTTTTGATTTGTGTGCCTTTGTTGTTGACTTGTATGGGTACTTAGTAAGCCATTCTTGAACTATGGCTTGATGAGTTCCCTTCCACGCACTCCAGTCTTTGCCACCCTTGCTCATGTGATAAGCAACTTGGGCATTGACCACAGGGTTCAACAGTTCGGCGTTTGAACTTAAACCGAATTGCGACCTTCTATCTTCGCCCATTGAACCAAGCATGTTAACTTGAAATAACCCAAAGGAGTTATCTCCAGTCCTGCGGTTTCCGTTGTAGGCAAGAGGTCTACCATGTGACTCTTTTTTAGCAATCGCCCACGCATACTTCAAGGACTGACCCTTGAACCCTGTTGCTTGTAGCAGTCCTACCAAGTCCTTGTCCGATAGTCGGGTGGCATTGGCATACTGCCTTAGAACTAAGGCTTTTGCTTCGGCTTTGCTAGGGGCTATGGCTGGCGTTGCCAGACCCAAGAACCCTGCTGTTAGAACTACTGACATTGAGATTGAACCCAAGATCAGTCTTACTTTTGATACTGCTTTCATAGTTTCATCACTCCAAGAAATCATTGGCGATCTCACCTGCCTTTGACTGCTGGTTGCGAAGTCGGTGTAAATACCGCTCCGTAGTTTTAATTGACTGATGACCTAGTCGCTCCTTCACCTCATGCACATCTACGCCGTTTTTGAGTAACTGCGTAGCGTTAGCGTGCCTAAGATCGTGAGTTCTTGGATACCAGCCAATTCCTGATTTGGCTATTGCTTTGTTCCAGATCTTTCTCCATACATCTCGTGGCAAGTGACTCGTTTGGTCGATGAACTGCCTCTGCTTCTGGTATGGCTTTGCCTTTTGGTGATGCTTTCGCATTACCTCTTTGCATTCACCACACCTGCACTCTCCATGAGTGTAAGCCGAGAGCCTTCCATGCTCGAACTTTCTTCCGCCTTTCTCAAATGGTTGAGAGGGCTTTGTGCTACGAGAAGGTTCTAGTTTACCTGCCGTTAATACAATAGATCTTGGAAAGAGAAGATCATCTTTTGATAAGGCTTTAGTACTGACATGGCTTGAAATCTCTTGTAATAGGGCTTTACTGACAACAAAACTACGCTTTTGCCCTGACTTTGTAGCATCTACGACCAAGAACCTTCTGGTATGGCTTTTGCCTAGATCGCTTGCTCTTCTCTGGACAAAGATCTCACCTGTCTTAAAATTGATGTCTTTGACTCTTAGTTCTGTGGCTTCTCCAAACCGACAGCCACTAGCCACTAGAAATTGGGCAAAGAGTTTTGTTTCTTTATTTGGTAAATGCTTAACAATCTCTTTGAACTCTTCTGGCTCTAATACAGAGTCTAGATCTGCATGACGAACCCTGACCTTCAACCCATGAGTCGGATTGACTTCAACCTCACCCAGCATGACCAGATGACTGAATGCTGACCCCAGAGAGGCTTTAATCTGACCCAGAGTGGCTTGCCCTACCCCTTTGGCTCTTAGATCAATAAGTAACTTTGAGATCGTGCTACGGGAGATAGAAGTTACTTTGAGATCTCCGATCTCTGGAATGACGAACCGAGCCAGAACCGATGAATAGCCCTTCTTGGTTATGGGCAATAGATCTGTGGTTTCTAGCCAATTTTCTAGGTATCTAGAAAGGCTCAAATTAGCCCTTGAAGGGCTCTGTGAGTCGCTCTGTTCTGCCCTAAGTGCGTGGTACTTGGCTTCGGTTTCGGTGGCGTATGTGCCAGCCGAGAGCCGTTTACCGCCCTTGCGATAATAGCCTGTCCAGCGATCGCCACGCTTAACTGCGTACATACAAGCCCCCTTTCGGCTCTATGTTACTCACGAGTAAGGTTACTCACGAGTAACTTTTAGGTCAAATTAAAGCCCCAGACCAAATACTGATCTGGGGCTATAAAACTTCATAGTGACCATGTGGGGAATTAATCCGCTTATGTGCTTTGAAGTAACTTTTTAGAATTAAATAAAGTTACTTATTCTTGTTCAGTCCAACAATCAGGACAATCAATAATTCGATCTTGTCCGTTGAGATGAACTTTTACATCACCTTGATCGCAAGTTTGGCAATTTGGGTCAAATGGTTCAGCCATTTAATTTATCTCCTTATCGATTGTTGGTCTTAGTGCATTCCATTCATCTATCGTTTGCTTTTTCCAAATTGGAGTTCTTCCCATGTAATGATCTGGCTCTGGAAGGGTGTTGCGCTTTTGATACTTGTAGATCGTGTCTGTTTTCAAACCTGTTAAGTTTGCGATGTCTGTACGAGTTAGCCATTCTTTCAATTAGTTGCACTCTCTTTCGGTTTAATTGCACGAGATCTCCTTGTCTGTTTTCGTACATAGAGTTTGCGTTCTTCTAGTGTCATACCGCCCCACACACCAACAGAATTAGTTTTAATGGCAAAGGTAAGACACTCTTTTAATCTGTTACAAGTTTTGCAAAGTTTCTTTGCTTGCTTTGCAGTTTCAAGATCAGTTGAGTCTGGAAAGAAAATCTCTGGGTCAACACCAGACTGACATGGTGCGCCTGTTATGTCGAACCTATCCATTGAGTTCGTCTTTCTTCATCTCTATAAACTTGGCGATAATTGAATGTAACTCGGAAGGGTCTAATTGAGAGTAACGAAGTAAGATCTCAATAATGTTTACCAAGCCCCAGACAAGCATCTCTGGCTCTAGATCATCAGCCTTAATTAGATCATCTAGTTGTTTGTTTGCCAGATACTCCTGCACCTCTTCTGGAAGTTGATCAGGGCGATCTGACTCCTTCTTAATGTCATGTGCTACTCGTAGGAACTCATTAGCAAAGTTCACCATTTTCATCATGATTATTTCTTCTTCTTTATTTACCACGAGATCTCTTTTCTAAGCGTTTAATAGTTTCTTCATTGATGTTGTCGTATTTTGGTAGCCCATTATTGTTTTGGTGACCATTATTTTCTGAACAGTCAACACATTGTCCTTGAATTGAAACTGTGCAACCACACTCACAATTACATTCTGGTTCGCTATCGAACTCTTCATCAAATAACGATGAGTCAAGTAGATCGTCATGCATTCTCCTTCTCCTTTTGTAGTCGGTAGAACTTACTTTCAGTTTGTCTAATAGTTAGACGATCTGTATTAAACAGGCGTGCTACATCTTCCAGACTGCTACCTGTATTTCGCATAGCAATAATTAATCTAATTTCTTGATCTGTAAACATTTTAATCCTTTCTTATAATTGGAAGCGATTAGGGGCAGGTACATCTATTCCTAGCGTGACGGAAAGGTTAAACTCACCGCTAGTTGTCGTGAATGCCCTTCACAATAAGGAGCAACAGGCATGAATGACCTGTTTGTAAATTGTGTTAACCCCTAATCGACAAAGTTATTTAGTTGAATGCTCTAAAGACATTCTGTATTTCCAAGTGTTCTGCTCTTTGTGAGTTTTAGCCTTATGGCATGAAGCACAACGCACATGACACTTAGAGATCTCGGCTTGAATGTCCTCTACATTCTTTCGTTTGCCAATAGTCATCTTGCCCAGATTAAAGTTCTTACTTGTGTGATGATCGAACTCTAATTTTAAGACATCTGTTTCACCACATTGGATACATGGATTATTAAGTAGATGTTGAAACACGATCTGCTTAATGTCCATGCGTGAGTTCTTGTATCTGTTGCGAGCGTATTCCAATCGACAAGATTTGCAATAAGAGTCTTTACCTCTTTTGCCTGTTGGGTTATCGTGAAAGAAATTAAGATCTTTCATTACTCTGCATTTAGTACAGATTTTGCTATGCATTAAGTGACTCGGTTTTCTTTAATTTAGACTTTAATTGTTCTATCTCTTTTTCAAGCAAAGCAATAGTTATAGAAGGAGTGTTATTCATTTCTTCTAAAGTTATTCCTCTACTTAGGCATTCTTCTATGTAATACTCTCGCCACTCTTCTGCATGTTTCTTTTTTAATCGTTTATTTGCTTGATTGCGTGATTGATTAATCGCTTTCATTCTTTCTTGTTGATACATACCTAAACCTCTTCCTTTTCTGGATCTTCGTATAAATCAACCTGTTCTTCTACAAGTTCTGAAAGAAATTGAATTACGCCTTCTTGTGAGTCATGTAGTCCATTTTTTAAGTGAACTGCAATTTCCTTCCATACTTCATCAGCATCAATGTCACCTCTATCATGTTCATCTTTTAGTAGAGGCTCTACATCTGCTTTAGAGTAAATTATGTAAGCAATTTCTTCATCAGGTTGATAGTTTTTATTTAAGTCATCAATTAAATCTTTAACTGTTCCCATAATCATTCCATTTCTTCTAGTAGTTCTGTTTTTTCGTAAGCAAGTTGTTCAATTAGATCGCCTACCTCTTGGAATTGAATGTTCTCACTACCGACCTCATTGACAATTTCTTGCCATTGATCGTTAGTAAGTGGTGTGCGACCTTCTACATAATGATCAGCAAGATCTCTAGTCCAATAGGCAACGACAACCTCATCGTCTGGATTAAGTCTTTGTAGATCTGAAATTAAGTTTGCGACTCTCATTTATTTACCCCCACATACTAGGCAGATTAATTTGTAGAACGGCATTTTGTAATCGCAACCTAAGCAATTTTGCCAAATAACATCAGATAGATAACCAGCACTCTGTCTTTCTTCGATAAATGAAATTACCGCATACTGACCGAATGCATGATAGATGTGCTCACATAACTCTGGAAAAGTTATTGAGTCGTGTTTATACCCTTGTGCCATTAGTTCTTCCCCTCTGTTAGCCCTTTTTGATAGCCCTTGTCATACGCCCACCAGCAGGTCTGACACATACCTGCTGGGTCGTTTACTGTTTCATCTACTTCATAACCGCAATTAATACAACATGTCATGGCTCTACCCACAATCTTGATAATGGAAGTGTCTTGTATTTTAGATCTCTGGTGTTACTAGGAGTGGAATACCCCACAATAAACCGAGATCCTGTTGTGGCAACGATTACGCCTTTACGCAAGCGACCATGCGCCTGAATGAATGGCTGATCACCGACTAGTGCGTTATAAGGATTAAGTGCTTCACTTCTAGAGCATTCAATCATTACAGAAGCATTTTTATTTATTGCATCTCTGCACTCTTCTAATTTAATTATGAGATCAATTCTTTTCTTTACACTAGTAAGAGTTGTTTTTTCCGAAGGAGATGTACCGCCTGTGACTGTTGCGCCCTCATAGAGCCAATTAAGATTTTGCTCATTGTCAAAGTCAGTACCAATCTTCCAGCCATAAGCAGAGTAGGTAGCAAATAATTTTTTATCACCTAATCTGCCAATCTGATCATCTGGAAGATCACGAGTTACAGTTTCACCTTTTAGATCGAAGATCTCTTGGCACTTACTATGCCAGCCAAGAACTATTAATTGGTAGCCCTTGTACTCAATTTCGTGTTTTGAGATCTCGGTCAAAGTTATCTGGTGATAAGTGTTGAAGTATTTATTACCAATCCAACGACCCTGATAAGTAACACCTACCTTGTCATGTTGATTTTTTTCTAAATACCTATTCACTCTTTCTAAATAGAATGAACCTGTTGTCATTAAGCAACCGCCTCTCTTGCTTCTAGAACCTTCTCGATCATTACTTGAAGTGTGCGTGCATCAAAGGTTATTTCTGCACATGGTAAATACTCACCATTTACATTCTTGCTAGATAGTTCGCCTCTAACACCAACACGATCACCTATAATAGTTTTAAGAGCGAGCATGACTGTATCTAGTTTGCGTTGTTCATTAGTAAGCGCATCTTTACGCTTCTGCTCTTTTGCTTCACGCTCTGCCTGTTCTTTGGCTTCACGCTCTTTTGCTTCACGCTCTTGAACAGACCAACGAGTTTCAAGATCTGCATACTCGGCAACGATGTCCTGTGGTCGAGCAAGCCAATAAGTTTCTGGGTCATTGATCTTTGACCATGCCGTTGACTTAACTAGATAACCAACAGATCGTGAACCTTTTGGTGCAGGTTGAAAGTTTGGATTGTTTGGTGAGTCAAAGCGAAATACTTTGTACTCGTATTTTTCCAGACTAACTAATTCAGCCTTAGCAACATGATTACGACTTACTAGTGCAGGATTTTTCTTATCAGCAGATGAGTAATCCCATGAAGGAATAACTGC